CAAATTCCACCCCAGTAGAACTATATTTTTCTGGAAGAACCTAAAACACTTAATGACCTTTTTAAATCCAACACAAGCACTAGAAAGAATATCTTTATTCCATTAATCATATAAGACGAAATATTAAATACTATCTTAAATTGAATAGCTATAGCATAGAACATGTCAATTAACATAATCAAAAACCTTATAACTAAAATTAAACAAATTTTCAATATATTATATATTATCATTAGGGTTTATCCTTTACCAATAAAAAAAGCGAGAGGTTTTAACCACTCGCTAATAATTAACAACAGAGTTCTATAAATGTAAAAAGCTTTTTATTTGTTTCTTCAATTCCTTTTTGCCCTTTTCCCTGCCTTTGATATGACCAGCGTAAAAGGCAAATCTAATGGATAAAAAAAGTAGTTGTGTTTGATCATCATTAAGGTTATTGTCTGATATAAAGACAATATCTCCTTTATATAGCACGTTTCCATTGCCAAATGTATAGTTTTGTATATCATTATTCAACAACAATTCTACACCTTCCAAACTTATCTTTGATATATTCATCACTCAGCCCTTTTGTTTCTGTTTCACTTTAGATACTCCAATAATGATTTTATTTTTTCTACTGCATAACTTTTGCCATCATTGCGACCTTTTGTGTATCCCTTGCCAAACGCCTCTTGCACAGAGTGTAATAATAGTTCCGCTTGATCTTGGTTGAGTTCAACACTAGAGGAGTAAACTTTTTTATCTTCATAATATACGACACCATCACCGATTGAATATTTAGAAATATCATCATATAGTAAAAATTTTATACCACTGCTCATATTATTTATTAGCTCCTATACTGGATGATCTTCTATTTACATGGTAAGCTGTGCATGATGAATCGCAATTTGATTTTCTATTTTCTAAAAACTTTTTAATGCAGTGTAAACCATGCCCTTTACGCTCCATATTAATAATTAGATTAGCATTGTTTATTTGTTCGCATCTCACGCAAAGACCGCTTTTTTTTACTACACGACACCAGCAACTAACACATTTTTTAACTGACATTTTTTACCAACTTTCTTATTGACTTAATATTATTTTATAGTAAAATTTCTTACTTAAAACCTACTTTCGGAAGGTGGCAATAACTCCCTTGCTATTGCCACCTTTTTTTTGTTTACCCCGTTATTCTATCGCTATACTGTATTTTTTCAACTTCACTTAAGGGAACTTCTTTTTCCTCTGTAATTCCAAGATACCCTAAAGAAAAAAAGAATTTCTCTTCATCGTAAAATAAAAAATCAACTACATGAAGAGATTTGTCATTTTTCAATTCAACCAAAACAGTTTTCTTCTTTATTTTTTCTAGCAATATTGACATTTTTTTTAAATCAACCTCTGTTTTTGCAAGCTGAGGTTCTATTTCCAGAAATAATACACCCATCTGTTCTACCCCAAATAAAAATCATAAGGATTGTAATGGCAATCAGAACAAGTTAAAAAGTCTCTTTCATTATAAAAACACTGGTTATCAAGCTTCCCGCAATACTCACATATTAAATCCATTTGTTATTCTTCCTCATCTTCAAAAACTATAAACTTTGCAATAGAAAGTTCTTTTACATCGTTAATACTAACTCTTTTTTCTATTTCTAATGATTCATATTTAAAGACTAATATATCATCCTCTATTCCTGTAAGAGTAAGGAAAATTTCCAAGGATGCACCATGAAATAATACTTTTACAGTACACCCTAAAAAATCCATAATTTGCTCTAATACTTGTTTTTTTTCTGATTCTTGAACCATATCAGTTACAACAAATGTTTTACTAATCATTTTTTACCAACTTTCTTTTTAATTAATACTAATTGCAATATTTTTGTTATATCTTTGTCTATTTTTTTTCTTTACTTCAGGTTGTTTTATATATATCATGATTTTTCCTTATTTTTATTGGGGTAAAACGCTGATTACCCCTATTTTTTTTTCCTTCTACTACGAATTTTATTTTTTATCTTACCACTTTTTCTAGGCTTTGGATGTTTACTTTTACCCCTTAATAAATTATCATTAAATTTGTCAATTTCTGCTATAGCGTAAGCCATAAGGAGATATGATTTCATTGGCTATCTCCTATTTTTACTAATTCCCCTCTCATATTGTAGTAAAAATTACCGCATTCACAAAGGCCATCACCGCTAACAATTCTTGTTGCGCAATGTCTAGGATGGCCTTGATTTATTAATTTTTCTATCCTTACTTCAATAATAATCATACTTGGCTTTCAATATATTTTTTATTCCATGTAAAAAAATTATAAGCAACAGTATTAAACTTTTCACCATTACTTTTCTGTTTTATATACTTTGTAATAACTCCAATTTTTCTTGATGATAAAGCAAAACTACCAATTTTTATTTTATCTCTATTATCTTTATAGAAATCTACAGTTTTTTCTATTTCTACAATTTCATTAGGAAATTTTTCTATCAATACTTCTTTTAATTTACAAATTTTTTCATTAACATAATCATTATATTCATTACTCACTGATTTAATCCTCCATTGTTACCCTATTTTGCAGAAGCTCAACAAGCAAATCAAATCTCTTGTCGTTCAATAGATGATAAGCATTATATTCTATAATTTTTTCCACTGCTGCTTCATTTGTAATAAATTGCGCTGTAAAAAAATCAGCATAAAGATGTCCATGTATATAAATAAATTTATTATCAACAGAAGTTAAACCACAATAAAAATCATCTTCTTGATCATCAATTAACAGGCTCTTTAAATTAGTGCTACCTTTTACGCAAGCGACTACATTTCCTTTAATATCCCTTACAGATGTATAGGTCGATAAAATTCGCTCTAATCTGCATTTTCTATCATAGATAATCGCTAATTTTTCATTTATTATTTGGGACAATCCCTTATCGCTGTCTTTTTTTAGGTTTTCTACTAGCATCTCACTTAGATAAACGCTAAAGTTTTTTTTCTTGTCTTTAGACATTATCGACCCCATGATTAAAAATTATTATTTCATCTATTCCGTTAAATATATATTTTTGGATTTTTCCATCAATTTTTACACTTATAGTATTAGCATTGAAACATGCAGAATCAAGAACACCATATTGCATATCATCTTTTATTTTAATTACTATTTCCATTCCACATATTGCAGTAATAATAAATCTTTTCAGCGTTTCATGCTTATTAATAAGAGCAGGACGCAATAACAACAAAAGATTTTCCATTATTTTTTTCCTTTACAGCATTGGCAAGGCATACCCTGCATTTTTTTATTTTGGTTGTAATAATGCAGCATTCCAGTAGTAGAGCAGCAATATTTGACTTTGCTATTACAATAGGAATAGCCAGCATAAACCAATGTATTAGGCTCTACGTTACTAGTATTTTTCATTTTTGTAATCCTCACTATTTACACATATTATTTTTAGTAAATCATCTAACGTTTTGTTACCTATCATAAAAACAGGACTTTTAATTATTTTATTCACTAATTCAGACCTATTTATATTTCTTTTTATTGCGGTCAATAAAATATCTGCAAAAAAATTACTAAAATAGTCTTTTAGATGACTAAATGTTTCATTATACACAGTATCTTTTTTAATTTTAGTTTCTAGTAGCTTAAGAGATGCTTCTATAATACTAGAGAAGCTAAAAGAATTAATACCAACCTCTACATTTAAATTGCCAGTTGCATAAATAACCGAATCCCGAGAAAACATTTGATCATAACAATAATCTTTATTACTCAAATCTTCTTTCAAGTCTGCCATTGCCAATGCAACGCAGTCGCAATATCTCATAACAGAGCGCAAACCATTAATCCAATAATATTCTTGCGCTAGCTGGTGAACTTCTTCAGTGAATAAAAACATATTAAAACCCCTTGATCATTTTTTTATAATCGGCTTATTTTCTAACATGCTTATATATTACAATTTTCTAATACAAAAGTCAAACACAAAATAAAAAAAAACAAAAAAAAGCTGTAAACCAGATCATACAAGCATTTCTAACAGGATATAGACGGCTTACAGCAAACTTTTTTTAATTTTCTTTTTTACATTTATAGCAAATAGGTTTATATATCTCCTCTGCTACTGATTCTTCTTCTACTTTTTCAGCTCCACCTTTTATTTTTAAAGACCTTCCAGCGTCTTTATTACACATAAAACATCTCGATTTAGTTTTTGTGACATCTTCAGAAAACAATACACATTTACCTATAAAATCGTTGAATGGCTTATCCTCGTAATCTAAGTCAATTCCATATATATATACTTTAGAATCTCCAACCCTATCTAAAAAGTTAGTCCACTTGTCATGATCAAGTATTTTATCATTATTTCCTAAAAAATGGGCTTCATCAATATAATAGCATTCATAACCAGTGGGGATTTGGGAAATTTTAGAAATCCACAAAGCAGAAGATTTAATAGAACCGCATTTAGTTACAACATCTTTAAAAATAGGTTCTATTAAATCTTCTGTGGTAACTCTAATTAATATTTTCTCAGAATTATCCTTTTTAAATGATTTCAAGCAACCAGTTGTTTTGTAGCTGCTAACACCCCCAATATTGCAAAAAATTCTAGTCATAGAAAATTCCTTCCCCTAGCTTACTTTCATAGCCAGTGTTAAAATGAACGTCCGAGAAATCAAATTGCTCTGGTTTTAGGTCGTTCCACTCGACCACTTTTATTTTGCAATGAGGGTATATTTCTTTCCAAAATATTATTTTTTCATAATATTTTTTTCTCAAGCTAATTAAATAATCTACAGATATTCCTTGCTCGCTTTCTCTACCTCTGCCTTTAATCCTTTCTAGTGCTATTTCTGGCTCAGTATCTAAGAAAAAAATATAATTTGGTTCCTTGAGCATCTTACACATTTGAGCAGCCATTAAATTATAATTCTCAAAACCTCTTTTTTCTATTAAGCCAGCATCATATAACATTTCGCAGAAAACAGAGTCCCCATAAATACTACGGTCGTGGAATGTTTCTATTTTATTAAACCACTCTTGACTCACTGCTTCATTGTGTGCTTGAAATCGCTTTGACATGAGCCAAAACTGCATTTCAAGACCCCATTTTTTCATGTCCTTATAAAAAGATTCTAAATATGGGTTGCCTCTTACAGGCTCATAAAATAAAAGGGGTCTCCTGCTACATTTTTTTATTTTATTCTCCCCCACATAGGTTTTATCAATGTGTAAATTTACTAAACTTTCTAAATATTCCATCAAGGTAGTTTTCCCACTACCTATTATTCCTTCTAGAACTATCATTTTATTACCCTTTAAATCTAATTATTTTTTGCCTCAAGCAATGATAAATTGCTATAGCAATAGCGTCTGACTCATCATTGCTTTTAAAGTTCATTTTCTTTTTAAATAAAATCTCTATTGCTTCTGCAACATCTTTTTTACTCCTACCTCCATTTGATATAGTTTTTATTTCCATTGGTGAATATTCAAAAGGTTTGAAATTGTATCTAAAAAAACTTCCAAGAAAAACACCCCTTGCAGCTCCTAACACTAAGCCAACATGAGCATTTTTTTCTACATAAGCCTTTTCTATAACAACATGTCTTTCCAAGATAGAGAAATATTTTGTTTTTTTTAAATTCTCTATTTTAGAGTAAACTTTTTTCTCAATATCGCAAAGTCTAACCAGATAATTTTTATCTTTACAGGCTTCTATTATTCCACTTTCTATAATATAAAAGTTATTTCTTTGTGCAAGTGCTATACAAAAGCCGCTTTTCTGTGTAGCGGGGTCTATGGCAATTATAAGAGTATCCATTTTTAACAATCCATTTGCTTATTGTCTAGGCAGTAAGGACAATAAGTCTTGCCTAGTTCATCGCTGGGAACCTCCCAGCCTTCTTTTATTGCTCTCTTGATGTCAATTTTGAAATTTTTACTGTTAAACTCTTGAGAAAAAAGTTTACCTTCTTGATCGTGATAGCAACAATCATCGTTGTTGCTACAAAAGAATGTTGTAGTTATTCCCCTAACTATCAATGTTAGCTTCCTTTTCTAAATCAATTGTCTCTTCATCGTCAATAGTTAATTGGGCTTCCTCTACTTCATCTTCTATATTATCAAACATTGGGGTCTGTCCGTAACCCCTTAATATATTGATTTGTTCCTTTGCCATTTCCAAGACTTTTGATTCTTCTTTATTATTGGCAATAACTATTATTGCTCCATCCTTTGAGCTATTTTCTAAAGACTCTTTAGTAACCACTTTTAATAGTTTTTTTGAATCCTTCAACATTTCATCCAAAATTGCAACTCTCATCGTTAAAGACAAAACCTTTTCGTCAAGGTCTCTTTTTCTGTTAGAGATGCTTTCATTTATTGAGTTTTCTATTTCCTTATCGCTGTTAGTCTCTTCGTTCTCTAGGTCAACTTCAACTTCATTCTCTAAGTCAATATCAAAACCTGTATCTACTGGCAACACTTCCTCTATTATCTGTTCATCCTCGACAATATGAGTTATTTTTTTAACATCTTTAGTTTTAGCTTTAGATTTAGATTTGCTATTTTTTTTACTAGTCATTTTTGAAGCCTCTTCCACTGCATTATTTAAAAATTGACCTAACCCCTTTTTTACTAAATCAGGATTAGGTAACGAAACACCTTTATAATATAAATCCTTTTCCATTTTATAAAACCTACTTTCTTTTTAAAATGTCGGGTTGTCGGGTCGTGTCGCCTTTGTCGGTTTCCCCTGTAACCCTTATAATATATACGCCGATTTAAAAATGTCGGGTTGTCGGGTACATTCAAGAGTAATTAACAGCTATTAGTAATATATATATATATTGACTTAATAATTATATAGCGACATTCTTACTTTACCCGACACGCCCGACAATCCGACAAAAGCAATGAATCCTTTTTAAAATATACAACACAAACAATATTGTCTACACGACAATTGAGCGACATTTACCCGACAAAGGCGTTTTTTCTGTCTCTTTATTTATTTTAAAGCGTGACCTTTTGCCGTCCTCATGCCAAGAAACAAACCCAGCGTCAACCAAAAACTGTATGTTCTCTCTAGCCATTTTCGCATTTCTACAAGATGGTATTTTATTCTTAACTAATATTCTAACTGTCATTTCTGTTAGTCTTTTTTTTATCATATATCGCATTATAGGACTAGATTTTATTTCGTCCTCTGTTCTGCCTGTATAGTGGAAAACTTTTTTGTATTGAGATTTAAAATAATCGCATAGCCTAAAAGCCCTTTTCAAATGATTAATTGTAACATTCTGAGAGCCGTCTATTGATGCGAAAATCAAAGCTATTCTAAGGGCTTGAGTTCTCAACTTAGCAAATACATTAACCATGCAGTCAACAAAGGTTGATGACTCTTTCATTAGTTTATCATGCCATTCTTTATAAACCGCAAAACCACCCTTTTCTATCTCCATAAAGAAGGGTTTTATTGTTCCATCGTCTTGTATAACTCCGTCGAAGTTATACAAGTTGTATATAATTTCTTCATATAATGAAGAGGTTTCTTTTGATAATACATCTTCTGATATTTCCTTTATTTCTGTTTGTGGGTAAGAAATCAAAAATCTATCAAAAAAACCATCCTCTACATTTTGTTGCAATAGATGTAAAGTTGCTGGCTGCAAACTACCAATGATTGTTAAAAATGGGTTCCTGACAATCATTGTATCGCCGCTTTTACGTGTTGTCTTAATTGGTGAACCGCTCCAACACTCCATGTAAAACTGCTTGTCGTCGCCTTTTCCCCCTTTATATTGCCCGAAACTTGTTAACCATCCTGATAATTCATCTCTATATAGCATTATTCCCCGTTGATTTTCAGATGCAATCTTTGACAAACTTTCTATTGTCGCGTTAGATGTATACAAGTGGCCGTTTGCGGGTTTTTCTGGCTCATCTTGGATTTTACCGAGTGTAAAATCTCTCATTTGCTTTCTGTATTCTTTCAAATCTTCCTCAAACTTTTTTTGCTTGTCTTGATCAATGTCTATGATAGGTTTTAAGGCGGCTTTAATGGCTGGAGACTTTCCCGAACCAGGATTTGCTACGATAGCACAATATAGGCTCGCGCCCTCGCTCCATCCTTTTTTTACAATAATCCTTCTCGAATTTCCTATTGCTATTGACAAAGCAGATAGCGCGGAAACTGCTATAAAGTCTGGACTACTAGCAAACGACATAGAAGCCTCCTCTATATATTTCCTAATATATATAGGAAAAACATCGACTGGTAAAGAGTCAGAGTTCACGTCAAATTCGGGGACAATTTCATCTTGGTATATGTCAGTAATATTAACAGGTGGGTTTACTGCAACAGGTACAGAAATAGTTTTTACTGTCTCCTCTGGTGGAACAACTTTTGACTCTTCAATGACTCCTGTATCGTTTCTTTTTCTTTTTACAAGGGATACCTTGTAATCTCGCTCAGGTGCTTCTATTCCTGCTAGCTCGTGGAGATATAGCCAAGCATCTTTTTTATTCATTATCCCACCATAAACAACCAAATACTTTATAGCGTTACCACTATCGTTTGTGCTGTGGTCTTTCCATGTTCCAGTATCAGCGCGAAAATGAAAATTTCCACTTTTATTTTTATGGAGTCCTTTTGTGTGCCCCTCGCACCATTCATCGCTCTCTCTTGTAACTTTTACGCCATGTTGAGAGTAAAAATTACACCAGTTTATTAAGTCCCATACTTGATAATTAGTAGAGCCATCATTAACTATTGTTTTTCTAATTATTTTTTCTTGTTTTTCTTCTTTTTTAATATGCTCGAACAAAACACCTATATAAGGTATAAAATCCTGTATAATATCATAATAAAGGATGTTATTATTATAGCCGTTTTTCCAAAACTCTAAAACGGCCTCCTTCATGTCTGCTCCTGTAGGGCTCTTCCTTGAGGAAATTTTAGATAAAACATGATTTAATTTTTTAGGGCAACTCCCACTAAATCCTAGTCCACTTATTTTAGAGTCAAGAATTTTATTGTATTCTTCAGGACAAAATCTTTTATTGACAAAAACGACTAGCTGCTTTTTACCATGCCCTTTTTTATTGGGGCAATTCCTTATTGCCGCTGGTGTTCTTACTAACCTTACCTTATCCGTCAAAACTGGAAAATCGCAAAATGGAAGCAGTTTTTTTAATTTTTCTGCTATCTCATCTATTTTATCTTGATTGTCACTAGGGTTATAAAATGACAAGTGAAAATGAAGTGATTTATTGCCGCTATGACAACAAACGCTTACATTTTCCTTGCCTAAAACTTTATGTATTAAATTTAATGATTGCTCTATTTCTAATATATCAAACTCTATTGTTAAGCCATGCCTATACAATAAATTTGCCTTTTTTCTTTCCCCTCTTACCGCTGAAAGAACGCAATATTGATGATCTATCAAGGTTTCCCCATCACCATTAAAAATATCTGGTTTATCATATACGGTTTTCTGAGACATACAAGAGCGGCCATAAAATAATATTTGCTGTGCGACAAGAGATAAATCTATCTCCGGTTTAGCCTCACCCTTTGCTTTTTCATCAACTTTTTGTTTGATCTCCTTTTCTTTGCCTTTTTCGAGTTGTGTATTTTCTTTGCTATTTCCTTTTTGGTTTTTTTCTTCTCTGGAAAGAAAAACATTTATTGCCCCTTTTTTAGTTATATGTTTAGTACCTGACAAGAATTTATCAAATTTTTCATCTAGCACTATAACAAGTGTTCTGCCTTCTTTTTTATGGTTAACCAGTTTCTTTTGCTTCCATTTTCTAACTGTAGAGGATTCAACCCCCAATATATTTGCTAAGTCCATAGATTTTATATTTTTCATTCTATTTTTTTTCCTTTTCATTTACTGTTAAATAAATTTTCAATAACAGAGAGAGAGTTTTATTCTTCTCTCTCTGTATCTCTAATTTTAACCTTTCCATTTCCTTTTCGTCAATCAAAAGAAAACTCCTTGTGGAAAAATTAAAACGGTGGCTCGTCCATTGGTCTTTCTGGTTGCCAAGAATGTTCCTCTGGGAGAGTTGAAAATTGATTATTTCCACCACCGCTATTATTATTGTTGTTGCTGTTTCTTGTACCATCTGGAACAAGATTAAAGAAAAATTCCATTTCATTAACTTTAATTTTAAGTTTATTTCTCTTGTTTCCGTTTTGATCTTCCCAAAAATCTTGCTGCAATTCACCAGAGACAAGAATCTTAGAGCCTTTTTTATTCCACTTAACAAGCCCCGCAGAGCTTCCCCACCAAACACAATCAACGAAAGTTGTTGTTTCTCTCAATGTTCCGCTTTGGTCTTTATATTTTTTGGTGTTTGCAATAGTAAAATTGCAAACACTAGCCCCACTAGGAATAGTTCTAGGCACTATATCATTACAAATATTTCCTGAGAATTTTACATCATTCATTTTTTAACCTCTTCTATTTTTCCTTCTTTGCCCTCTTTTAATACATCAATCAACACTAAAGCCTTTAAAGTAGATAAATAATTTTTTCTACCTTTAAGTTCAGCAATTTTAACTAATTGATCTTCTTTTAAATCTTCCCATTTTTCTTTACAGTCCTTAAAAGGAATTATTTGATTAGTCCAGTTCAAGTTACCACCTAAGAAATCAATCATTCTCTTTCTATCAAAAATTACTTCGTTGAAGTTTTCTATTTTCTGTTCTACCTTAGAGTTTAATTTAAAAAGACCGTTGTTTATTCTTGTCTTTTTAACATTAAAGAAAAACCTTTCCCCATCGACAAATGAATTTAACACTAAATCAAATTCATATTCCAAGTTTTTTTCACCATCAAAGGTTTTGCCAGCTGAAACAATTTCTACTTTTTCTCTGTTTTTTAAGTATGATAAAACGTCTTTTTCTCTTGCTATAACTATAACGTTAGCTTCAATATTTCTAATTCTTTGGAGTATTAAAGAACGCCACTCCTTCCTAAGGGAGAACCAGTCTTGCGGCCTTAACTCTGCCTTTCCCTTCCTCAATGCCCAATCTTCTCTTAAAATCTCCCATAGAATGGTAATTGGGTCAATGATCAATGTTTCGTAATCGCTAACCTCGAATGCATCAAGAGCATTTAAAAAACCCTTTAGTGAATCAACCTTGCATAGGTCAAAATTTATATCATGGTAATGATTACATCCACCCTCAAAATCTATAATTGCTGGGTTAGGGAAACCAAGAGAAAAAAGAGTTTTACCAGTTCCAGCACCGCCATAAATCATTATTTTCAGGAATTTATCAACATTGCAAATATTTTCAAACATATTTATTTTGCCTTTTTTAAAAAAAATAAAACCTTGACTTTCGACTTTTATAACACTATTATAAAAGTAAAATAATATTATGTCAAATGAAAAGGAAAAAAATGTCAGAAAATCATATTGAAGGAATGCGAGAATTAGCAATTTTTCTTAATATTTCTCTGGCTACGGCCAATAAATATATGAAAAATGGAGAAATACCGGCACCATGTAGAGAAGTAGAAATAAAAGGAAAAATTTATAGAAAGTGGAGCAAGGATAGATTAGAAGCAACAAGAGATGAATTAAGAAATAAAAAAAACTTTGGACGGCCACTAAAAGCAAACAAGGAGGATTCTTAAAAATGTTCCCCCTTATTTTTGCCTTATTTTTCTTTGTTTTTACTTTTTTCTTTTGCCTTACCTATGCTGATTTCTAGCATCTGTAAAACTACTTGATCAAATCGCTTTGTTTGAAGGTGGTTATTTTTATTAATATGTATGTAAAAATCGGCGTGTTGTCTTTCAAGCTCTTCTACCATTTTCAGTATTTTATTTAAATCTGAAACAATAGACAGGACTTCTTTTTCTGTCACCTCGTGTTTGTTTGCCTCAACAAGGTAATAAGATATAGTTGTGTTGATGGTGACAACAGACAATAAAAACATTGAGATTAGAACTATTGTTTTTATGTCTGTCAATTTATATGATTTTTCTGTAATCAATTCTTTTTTTTTATTTTCCAATTTTGCCCCCAAGGAGAAAAAACCATGTTGATAATATTAGTATTAACCATATATTTACTATTGCCTCAATAATATCATATAATCTTTACTAATGCATGATTAAAAAAAAATAGGCCAATGCTCAAGGAGTGAGCAACGGCCTATTTTAGAATGATTTTTCAAAAAATCTTGGTTTAGCATAGAAAGGTTGGTTAGACACTTCCTAAACTATTCAAAATTATATTATCATTTTTTAAAATGTCAAGAAATATTTACACTTTTTAGAGCAGAATTTAAAACAAGTCCGATGATTGACTTAACAAGCCCTTGCAATACTTCGTTACCAACTTCTGTTAACTCATATGTCGAAATGATTGCCTCACTTGATAATGCCGCACTTGCCATCTTGAGCATTTTTATATCAAATTCGGTGGCTTGGCCTAATGTTTCAAGTGCTTTATATCTGGCAACGTCTACTAATAATTCCTTGATCTTTGGCAAGTCATCAATCGCTACATCTTTCATGCCTAATAAAAGATTATCATAATTTTCTTTTGCTAGTCTCTCTAATTGTTCATTCATTTTCTTTTTTACCTTTCTTAAGCTCTACTTGCTTATCATACATTGTTCTGGCAAGTGATTCGTAAGAGTCATGGTATGACTCTATTTTGCTTGCTTGCTCTTGGGTAATATCTCCATTTCTTACTTTTTCAGCAAGATTTTTTGACAAACTTTCCCTCATTATCTGTATGTTTTTTAGATTTTGTTCTAGTCCCTGAACAGTGGGCGCGTTATAACTACAGCTTGCAAAAATTACAAGAAGAGTTATCAATATATAAACAATATGCCGCTTCCAATGGTTTTTCATTTCTTCTTTTCCTTTTTTTACTATAAAGTCAGTTAATATTACTCTTAAAAACATAAAAAAACTCCTAATCACTCAAGACTCCTACTCCGTCGGTTTCCCTTAGAACAGCAATCAGTTCATTTATTTTTGACTGTAAGTTATCACTTCTTGTTTTTGAATCATCAGCAAATGTTTTTAAATTATCGATATCTGCTTTTATTTCTGCTATCCTAGCGGCCAATGAAGCAAAATTATCATTAATTGCGCTCTGGCTAAATGTTGCCCCAACATCATTTAAAGTTAAAGAACCCGTTCCCGTTGTGCTATCTGTTGTTGTTTGCTGAGTGGGGGCAATAGCAGCGGTTAGGGCGGTTGCCTCATCTATAACGGCTTCACTTGCAAAATTATAAGTTGCTTGTAATAATTCTTGAAACTTAGTGTTTAACTTTTCCCAATTAGCATTATAAATGTTATGCCAGCCCTCTTGATTATAGTCAACTTTCTCTAAATTACTAGGGGTTAAAACTGTCATTAATCAGCTTCCTTTTTTAGTTTTTCATTATGTTCTACAAAGCAAGACGAATGGCAAATGTTTTTCCCAAAATTAATTTCTGTTGTGCTCTCCCAAGATTCGATTTTTTTATCACAAAAAAAACAATTATTCATATTTTTATTCCTTAACCAAAATAGGAACCATCACCAGCCCCTACGGTAACACTTTTTCCTGTTGACAAGAACCCGTTAAGCCTACTTTTTACCGTTAACGTAAAGGAACCAGACCTTGTAAAGGAATAGGTGATATCATTAAAATTATAATCGTTACTATCATAATTTATTTCAAAATCTCCAAGATACGGAACCTGACTAACAGGCAGAATAACATTTTCTGGCATGCTTCCAGCACCATTTAAACTAGGGGTTGCAGGAAGTATATTAACTGTTATATTGCTACCGCTTCTTATTGCCTCTACTCTGCCAACTGGGAAAGGTTGCTTCGCCTTTCCTGTATACGTAAAACTTTCTATTGTTGCTGGTGGTGATAATTCATTATTTCCAAAAATTGGCAAAATTTGAAAATATGTTGTTTCAAATGGCTTAAAATTTAAAATGTTATTATCAATATCAGTAAGCCAAATTTCATCACTTACACCATGAGAAGATTTTATTGACCCCAGAACACCTCTAATTATTCCTGTTAGTCTTATGTTCCCACCTTCTACAGTATAATTTTGAAATGCTACGATTTCATTATTAATTATAGCAACTCGACGAATAGAAAACAAATTTTGTCTGGAAATACTATCAAAAGAAGGATTTTCCAAGCCCGAGGGAGTGTATAAAATCCCAGATGTACTATCATCAATACTATTACTGGACGATGAATAAGAATTAACAAGTGTTCCTCTCTGGCTCCACGTAGTAAACAAGCCAGAATCTATAAAATTAGACGAACTCTCCGCACTTGTTAAAACTTTATATCCACTTTCGGAACCTTTTTTCTTTTGAGCAAGAACAATAAATGATGGGTTTTCCTTGCTGTCTGAGTTATAAGGAAGCTCAAAAACTCTTCTGTGGTCTAAATCAACTGGTGATAAATCAACCTGAGAATGAGAGCTATTATTTACATTTATATGGTTGTCGCCAAATAGATTTCTTCTATATAGCTCGCCTTGAAAATCTATTTTTGCTTCCTCAAAAGACCCTATAGTTTTTGATAGAATCCTAAAATTTAAAGATGTCCAGCCCTTTGAGCCGTGGTTAATTGTTACTATATCACCTATATTTACATCAAAAAATCTCATGTCCACAGAAAACCCTATTTTTTTATTAGGTATTGACTCAACCCTCATTATTTCAAAAAGTCTTTTAGAGGCTATTTCTTTATCTGTAAAAGCTGTCAGGTCAATATTTTTATCATTTTCAATTCCTATTTGGCTTATTGATGATGGGTTATAAACCAGTAAACTTTTCTCTGTATGATTTTTTTCAATATCTGTATATGTAGCAAAAAATTTATTATTAAGATTGTTTAGAGTTTCTATTTCTAAATCTAACTCTATAAAATCTTTTTCCTCAATTGTTCTGACCGCTGGTTCTGAATCCTCGAAAGCCTTTAAAATATACAACCCATCACCATTTTTATATAATGTTCCATCTACAAATTCAAAAACCCTTTTAATTGCTTCCATTGGGTTACTAATAGAGTCAAAGACAATATTTAAACCATGCCCTTTATCATACCAATAATCGGCAGAGTTATTAAAAGAGGAAAGAACAATTCCAGATGTGCCGGCTATAAATCCTGCATCCAGTAAAATTATATATATTATTGTTGCTGGGTTTACTCCTTTTTTAGAACCCATGTTTGCATTATTTATAGTTGTTGGCAATACAGAGGTAATTTCAAAATCTACAGGCGGCGGTGTTGTTGTGTTCTCTCCGAAGTTCCAGTTGCCAAAATAACTATGACAAATTCCCTTTAATTTATTTGCATGACTTCCCATATCTAAAGGAAAGAAAGATTCAGTACCATTATTATTAGTTATATTGGCATTAGGCGTTTTTTCTTTATCTCCAACTATATACTTGTTAACTGTTATAGTCATTCCACCGATTGCATGAGAGACACAAAACCACATATCAATAAAGCTCTTATAGCCTATAATGCTAGTTCCACCAGACGAACCGCCAAAGCCTTTCCCGCCTCCTTTGGCTTTTTCTTTTATATCTTGTGTCTCAAACCCTTGATAACCTATAACACTAGGAGACACCCTGACATTTTTTCCAAAAACAACGGGTATCACTCGACCTTCCTCCATTGATGGAGCATTAAAAGAATTTGCTTTTTTTTTCTCTCCATCAATTTTATCTGGTGTTTGCTTATTAGCAAGAAGAAAACCCGCCCCAATGCTAGCGGCCGCCGAAATACCACCTATTATTATACTAGGGATACCCATATTTTATAAGCTCCTATAATTTTATCTTTAAATCTTCCCAGAGATGATATACAAACGCCTGATTTTTCTATGCTGTGTAAGATGTAGGAATCATTTATTTTTATAGCACAGTGATTAATTAAGCCACTTTCAACCATTGAAAAGAAAATAATATCACCATAACCTATATCATTAGTTTTGACAACATCGACACCTTTACATAAAAAATTATTTAAATGATAATTAAAATTTTTGATCATAATTTGACCGTTATTTTTGTAAAGGTGCCAATCATTAGAATATTCTATTTTTTCTATTTTTTTTATTATGTTGTTTTTTAACATAAAATACCCAAGAAAATAAGCACAATCTAGGCCATTTTTTCCATGATACCCGCCCCTGTAAGGTATCCCTATAAAGTCTTGTACTTTTATACTGTTTTCTGTAAATTTTTCCTTGTATCCCGCGCTAGGGATTTTTTTTTCTACATCTAATAATTTCACTGTAAGCCCCATATAAAAATATTGCTTTCTGCTATATCGGGAAAACCAACAAAATTTTCAGTATTGCTAAATTTTGTTGTGCAATCTTCCGTAAATCTTCCAAAACAGGATGGGTAAGCTTTTATTGATGTTCCAGAAGAAAGGGAGGCAAAAGGGCTAGCCACAACAATATCATTTCCAACATGGGATATAATCAGCCTACTTTCGTTAGAATGCACCAATTCACCACCCGTGAAATAATCATCGCTTTCTATGCCAAAAGCAGAAGATGTAATTGTTTTACCATCACCAGAGACAGTAACCGCTGTTACTGTCTCAAAGTTGGTTTTTAAAAGTGTGCACTGAGTAGAGAAAAGAGTATGATTACAAGTTGACTGTATTTTATATCTAGGCCATTCTTTACTATTAATGTTGCTGTTAGACAGTGCTTTTAAACTAATAATTTGGTCTTTTTCGTTAGCTGAATAAACAACACCATTAAAAATCTTATTAACGCTTGATGACCCAATAAAAACTTGAAAAATTTTAATTTCTATTTTCTCTACTGAAATTTTTTGCAACAAATCAACAAAAGGTTCCTCTACATATGCAGAAATTTCCATGTCTTGGCTATCACTAATAGAAACATCCTCTTTTACTTCACCTCTTTCTATTAATGCGGGTGCCCAGCTAAACCCATCATATGATTTTGTCTCAGTATTATTTACAAACCTATAAGTAACACCACCTGACAAAATTTCATAAAACTCTAGGAATAAATCAGGGGTAGTGCTATTAATTTCACTATTAAATGTCATTATGGGTATTCCTCTATTAATTCTTTAAGGGTAACATCTACAGTTGCTATTGTTGGTGCCTGATATTTAACCTTTATATTTTTATTCATAAATCTACAGAGAACACAAAACCCCATAAAGGACACTTCATTAATTTCTATATCTTGCCCAACTTCATCAGTAAATGTTACCTTGTCTGTAGATAAATCCACACTTACCGCTGTCTGAATCTTTCTTGTTATTATATCGCCGCTTGAATTTTCTATATAAAATCTCTCATGGCCGCTAAAACCATTAGGAAATCCATTTTTAATATGTTCAATTTCTGTTGCACCAGAGGTTATAGCAGTCGAAACAGTAAATGAGTTAATTTTTGACTTAAACCAAAAAGGTTTTATTATTCCTTCCCTTTCGTCAAAAAAATCTAAAAAGCTTTTAATTTGATCTAGTCCATTTAAAACTATCTCTATTTTAAAAACTTTTGGCTTTCTAGCATCAAAGGTTATTATTTTCTTATATGAGGATTCTGTTTGATGGAATATCTCATTAGATAAAAAATCAGCATCAAGGGGCTTTGTCCAATTATGGAAAAAATCAAAAAAAACAGGAGAAACTCCCAAATCTAATATGCTATCACTCAATGTTTAATTCCTCAAAATCTATATCAAATTTAACTATAGTAGGTGTTTCATTTGAAGGAGTAAAAGTTTTATAATTACCCAGTATAGCAGAAAAAACATAGCAATTTTTTGTTGTAAAATTACCTATTATTGATTCTGTAAAAGTAATATCATTTCCAGATTTCAGAGAAATTTCTTTAACCTCAATAATTGAAGGGTAATTATTTCCCTGCTCTATTTCCATTATTGATACATACTTGGCTCTGTTTTGATAATACCAATATTTAGACAAATCATCAACAGAAGTTATCGTTGTTTCCCCCTGTATAGTTACGCTAGAAATCCTTATTAACTCAGGGAAAAATGGAACAGCAATAACCTTTCCCGAATATCTACGAAACAGGTTTATTATTTCTTGTGCTCTTTCCTTTTCTAGTACAAAACTAGCAGATAAGTTACACAGAGACTTACTATTAATTCTCCTTCTTTGCTCTACTCTATTTTTACTCTCTACGGAGACTGCATCAACATTAAAGTCAAAAACTATTTCATTTTTCCAGTTAGGCAAAAAGAAAAATTTTTCTATTCTTGCACCAGTAATCTTTAATAAATATGTCTCGCCACCTATAACATATTCATAGGTAGTATTTTGAGTTGGTGAACCTTCCTCTAATATAGTTATATTATGCGTTTTCTGCATTGTAGGGTTATACGTATCTGGCAAAACAATTGTTTCAATTGTTGTACCCGCTCCCGATGTAACATTTATTTCAGTTAAATTTTTAGAGTCTTTTTGATATGCATTCCATATACTTACTTCTATTATTATGTTGCCGGTTATTAGCCCTGCATTGTGTTCTAATGGGCTAAACCAAATCCTTTCAAATATAGTTTCATTAGCCCAATTATTAACTACAATAGCGTTTCTATTATTAGAAGATTGTACAAAAGAGTTGCCAGTAACAGAGCAGATTTTTAAATCTTGCATTTTTACAGGATATAATCTTTGCTCTGTCTGCTCTGCAAGCTCTATATATTCAACACCTTTTAATGCTATACAGTCGTAATTAGTCATTATAAAACCCTCATTGCCCACCATTGTTTTAAAGCAAGCTGACAAGAAGGAAAAACAATATATTTTTCTGACCCCCTGTCTAAGACTTGCCCAGCAAAAAGACCACTACCATTAAGAAAAAAAACAGGAAGTTGTCCAATTGGACGCGGTGCACTGTCTGCAACATCCTTTACATAAATTATTGGCCTAACCATTCCCTTTACACCACCACCTAAATTATCATAATTAACTATATTGTACTCATTAAAGGGATAACCGCTATTAGTGGTTTCAAATAAATTAGTACTGTACACGGCCGCTTTAACGTCTGTTCCACCGACTATAATATTATTAGCATTTGTTCCAAAAGGAGCAAACCAAACGGTGTAATCATACCATTGATACCACCAATCTAAATGGAGAGTTGAACCTATAAACCCGCCGCTATCAAAAGAATTATCAAAGCAATCTATTTCGCCTACTGAAATTATTTGATAAAATGTATTATCACACTTCATTACAACGGCTAAAAATCTATCGTCGCCAATTATCCAAGTACTAGCTTGAGCACCATCATAAACGCTATGCCAGTATTTATAGCTACTCATGCCGGCCAGCAATGCACTTGCTGGATGAGAAGAGCTAGAAGTGTCTAACGGTTTAGTTACGCTGCTTTGTGCCGACACACCAATATAAGGATCTATTGTTCCCGTATTAAGAGTTGTACTCCTAAACCGAAATGTGCATTCTAAATTAGTATTATCAGGGTTTCCGGTTATCTGCAAGAAATTTTCGTAATTAGTATCAGTCTGAAAGCCATACACACCGCCACCTGTATCAACCCACTCCTTATTTACGTGGTAATGGTCAATAGTCCATCCTTCATTTTCAGCAAAAGCTTTTAGTTTTTCTAAAATCTCATGATGGTCAGTCAAATTAGTATGAAGCTCATAATTGAAAGCTCTAGTCATATCACTATTCCCTTTTCATTGCATACTTGCCGAATGTTCCACTCTCGCCGCCTCTTATAAAACAATCATAGTCGTTTGTGTCTTGATCTTGCAAGGTGTCTTGAGCTAGAACTGTTTCAGTACACATACAAAAAACCCCTTCTAGCTCAAAAAGTGGGCTTTGCGCATCTACATCAAATAAATGAACAGGTGAAACTAAAATTTTTCCGTCGTTCGTGTCTCTGTACACGCTAGAACCTGATGCGTAACGTTGATGATTAGTAGGGCTAAATCTAATATACCCCGCTCCGGTGTGAGCTTTTGCAAATACTCCGTCCATGCCAACACAGAAAAAATTATTACTTGTATAACTTCCCGTGTATGGTGTGGGAAATCCTTCATTCTCCACACCAGTAGAACCGATTGTCTTATTGCTGGATGACATGCCGGCCGCGACCATTGGAAATTGAATATTATTTTGTGGTTGCAATCTTCTACCGGCTCCAACGTAAAACGCTTGGTATTTGCTATTGGAGAACCAATTAGCACAAATTCGATTTTTACTTGTGTAAACCCACAAATTAATATTAGAGCCATTAGCAAAAACCGCCGATGGCATATTCTCCCACCTTCCCGTGCCTGAATCATATCCCGTTAGGCCATGACCACCAGCACCAGTGTAATTGTAATTCCACTGGTCTTGCGTTTCATCATGCCCTTTATAAATATTTAAATTTACTCCATATTCGCCACTTGATGAGCCATAAAATTCTCTTATTCCGATGTAATATTCCTCATTGTATGAGGAACCAGAATTTCTAAGAATCCATTCCCTAGCGTGTATACTTGCTGCAAATTCGTCTACGGGGCTTGTCAAGCTGTCATTTTTGGTTCTTTGATCTAAAATTATTCTCCAATCTTGCCCCTCACCACTACCACCTTGATTTACTAAATAATCAAGGTTAACGGCCTTTGTATCATCTATTGCTATATTGAAAGTAACAGTAAAAACCTTTGTTGTATAATTAAGGCTAGATGATGAAATATGAGCATGATTAAAAGCCCCTAACCCATCATCGTAAACCCTGAATTTACCGCCACCTATCCAAAATTCTAAAACAGCTTGACCCTTTGCAATATCACCATTAGCAGCCGTAAAACCAAAAGTAACATCTGAACCGTTGCCAGTCCCTATAAGCTCAATATAATCATCGCCCTTGCAGAAATTTATTATTGCTTGACCTAATCCAGATGTTTTATAGGTCAGCTTAATATCAGTTGTGTTATCTATTCCCGTTGAAGTAGTGATAGACAAATCGCCATCGACGTTAATAGTTGCGCTAGTTATATGGGTTCCTGTAAATACTCCACTGCTATTGCATGTTGCGGTGTACTCAGTCGCGGAAACTGTATATTTTAATGTTGCGCTAGCAAAATCTCTAACAGGGTAATCATTAGAATTTAAACTATAACTTGTTCCACCATCACCAGTGCCTATAACCTCATCTGTTATTTCAAGATTATAGGCGTTTGTAATAACTTCATTCAATAAATATGCCATTATTACCTCATTATTTTTTTTACGTAGTGTTGATTTTTTCGGAAAACATTTAAGATTATATTATTTGCCTCACTACTAAGCAAATAATCTCTAAATTCTTTTTTATCCATGAATGAGGCCATGTTTATTTTAATATCCTGTTTTTGATCTGTGCTTGATTGTGGCAAAACAACACCACCATTAGAAAAAGTTTGTATACCACCAGATATAGCCTTTTTATGATTCATGTTAAAACCTGAAACAAATTCTTTACTAATTCTTCCATTTATTAAATTCTGTAAAAATCCATTTCCGTACTGGCTCCTTAGCCTATCAACCCCGTTTTTATTGACTACTAGCTCACCGGGCATCGCCTTTATAAGGACGCTATCTTTCCCTTTTATACCGCCTGTAATCATTCCACCATCGGCAAACCCTTGAACGGTTTGTGCTACTATTGTTGCAACTTCTGCAAGGCCAGCCGCCGAGACAATAGGAGCTATTGCAATACCAGCCGCACCCATTTTCAAGGCTTCTGTTACTGCAACAGATGTATTAACTATTGCTGTTGCTATTGCCGCTGCTTGTTTTACAAGAAATAATTCTTTTGCTTGTTTTCCGCTCAACTCATACATTTTGCTAAATGCGTCACCAGTTGCGCTAATTCCCTTTTGAATAGCTTTGAATGTATTTCCAGCAATAAATTCTTGAAAAGTAAATGCCTTTTTTACCTCATCATTGTTATCATCATTTTTTTCATCACCAAATATATTATTATTTTCTGCAAAATTGCTCGCGCTTTGTAATCCTTCCATTAAAATAGATTTTGCTTTCTTAACCTCTTCCATTGTTTTTTTGATATCAATAGAAAACAGGTTATCAATTTTCTTCAATTCTTCGCTTAAGCCTATTTCATTTGCAGTACCTAGTATTTCTTTTTTTATCGTTTTTAGTGAGCTTTTTAATTTTTTTTCCACTCCTGCAAAATCAAATTCTTTTAAAAATATATTTCCAAAATCACTAAATTCTTCTATTACTTCATTTATCCCTTGGGATATATCCTTTATTCCTATTTCTATATTCTTTTGCCGCTCTTCAACCTCTTTCTTTAGTCTATTACTTTCTGAAAGCTCAGGATTTTTTACAGCACCTTTTAGAAACTGCTCATCTGTAAATGTCATTCTCGAAGTACCAGAGAAATTTTTAAATATATTGCCGGCTTGATTCCTGCTTCTTTCCATTTCTTCTAGCGCATTAAAAAGAAGTGTAAAAGGTGCTTTTATTATTTCTGAAATAATTATCCAAGCATCTTTTATTTTTGCTGTTATTGACTCTAGTCTATTATCAACAAAATTATCTACTTCCCTAGCAAAAACAAGAAGCACACTAGCACCTATAGAGAGAATAGCAAAACTTAAATTCTTAAAACTAATTAGTATTGTTTTGTTAATTCCAGATATAGCACCAGTAAAAATTTCAAAAAGAAACATAATAGTTTTTTTGGAAATTTCAAGAGCAAGCCCAAGAGCTTTTACAGGTTCATTTTTAGCGAAAATAAAAGTTTTTTCTATCATCACCATAGATATTGCCAAAAATTCAGAAACTTTAGAAAAATATGCCCTTATTATTGTATTATTGGCAAGCGCGGAAGCCTTTATATTATTTAATATTCTCTCTACTTCGGGTAAAGTTTTTCTAAGAACTTCAACAAAGAAGAATTTCCTAGCCTCTTTTAGCAAGTTTAATACTTTTCCTATTCCCTCTGAAGCTTTAGAAAATGTTTCATCAAAAAAAGCACCAACACCAGAAATATCATTTAATGCCTGGGAAATTTCTTTAGAGCCTCTAATCATAAGGTCAAAAGCACCACTTTGTGCGGTTACGCTTAAAATTTCTAATAATTTTTGTTGCTCCTTGCTACCAGAACCAACATTTTTTAATGCATCAGACATTTGTAGAAACAAAGCTATATTAGGTTGTGCTTGCTTTCTTATTTCCTCCAATGAAACACCTAATCCAGAGAGGAAATTTTTTGTTTCTTCTGTTGCATTACCCTTGATTATTCTATTTATTCTATTCAAAACAAAAACTAGCTCTTGCCCATTTACCCCAATAACTTTAAATGATGATTCAAGCGCGCTAAACTGCTCTACAGCAATACCAACTTGACGCGCTATTCTTCTATTTAAAATAGCCTCATCAAGTGGGGCAAAGATAAAATTTGCAATAGTTTGTGATACAGACTTAACCTTTAAAATTGTTTTCATCATTCCGTCAGCTATAAATGTCGGTATTTGCGAACCAGCCCTTGTTAAACCTGACAAAGGGGCAAATCTAGCTGGTGATTGCGGAAAGAATCCGGCTATTTGTTCTGCTATTCTTTTTGCAGCCGCATTTACAATTTTTATATTTCTGATCATTCCAGTTGCAATTTGCTTATTTATTTGTAATCCAACCTTCGGAAGCTTAGTTAAAGCCCCACGTTTTGCTGGTGATTGTGGGAAAAATTCCATTAGCATTTTGGTGAAAATTTCCATTGATTTTGCCGCTTTGCCTGAGTTCTCTTCAACACCCACAGAAATAGACTTGACGAATTTATCACCTATGTTTTTTCCCTCGAACCCCTTAACACTTTCTTTTAATTCAGCGAATAACTTCCTAAGTTTACTTATATCAACTTTATTGATTTTTTCGACCTTTGCAAAGCTATCTATGAATTTCATAAACTCATTACTACTAAAGCTTTTAGAGTTTATATTAGAAGCCATTGTAGCGAGTGCACCAGAAAATTTAGTCAAGCTTTTATACACAGCTTCTAATTTACCGCTTTCTAAACCAGTAGACAGAGAAGTTAAAAAGCCAGACGTAGACAAGTTATTTGCACCACCACCGCGAATTTTCGCAAGTCCAGCACTTTTAGACCTAGAGAAAATAGAAGCATCTCTATCAGCAACAGTATTAAAATTAAAACCTTTTTTTAGAAAATCACCTACATTTTGCCTAACACCAGTTTTTTTAATTGTAGAAGGTATAGCAGCATTAACTTTTTTGGCTGATTTAACGGCCACCGTAGAGAAATTTTCAAAAGCCTTTGTTGTTTCTACAATATCTGCATGTTTTTTCTTAAAACCGCTAGATATGGCAATATTTAAGTTATTAATAGTTGTGCTTAAATCCACTATTGCTTTTTTTTGGTCTGCAATTAATTTTACTGATTTAGTCGAGTTCTGACCGCTGATTCCTAATCTTGGAGCCACTAAAGATTCAGCCTTTGTTTTTGCTGCTACCTCGAACCCCCTTCTAAAAGTGACCCCAAAGATTTTTTTATCTTTTATATCCTTTGATATCTTTCTAATATGGTTATTAGTTTTGCCAAAGATCTTTGGCAAAAAACCAAATGCTTTTCTGCTATTAGTTGCAACATCTGATATCAAATTTAAATTATGTCTTGTTTTTTCGCTTGCTTGATTTAAAGAATTATTTGCTATTGATCTTATAGACATTATCTCCTTTTTACTCATTCCAAGCGCAAGCTGCATAGTTGTCGTAAGCTCTGTTATTTTTTTCAGTCCAAAGGAAATTAAATTTCTAAAATCATGGGAAAAGCTTTGAAATTGAACCGCAAATGGCAATCTAAGATTAGAAACATTTCTTAATACGTTATTTGGTAATGCATTCTGAAATGATTTTCCAGCTAATTCAGAACGTTTTTGTATATTACCAAAAGAATTACCTATTTTATTTACCATTGGCAATGCTTGCTCAAATGCATTTCTAACCGTTAATACTATTAGCGAAATTTGCCCCTTTGCACTACCAAAAAAAGAAAGGAAGCTTAGCCTAAACCTTGAACCAAGCCTTAGAACACTATCAATTATTCCATTAATAGCAGGAACCCCCGCTATTAATGACATTGCAGGAGAGGTAAAAGCAGCAACAGTAAACGTAACAGTTTTAAAAATTTGACCTACAGTTAATTGTGTTTCCGTTAATGCTCCATTAAAAGTCTGTATAAGGCTAACACCAGATTTCAAGGGGGTGTTAGCCTCTGAACCAAGGCCAAGAATCCTTCTCAACAAAACTTCTGATTCTTTAAGAAAATTGGTAAACAGCATAAAGCTTAAAGATAAAACAGTCCCTTTACCAACAAGGCCAGCAATAGAGGCAATAGAGGCGAAAAAATGACTAAATTCTCCTATTAACGGTATTGCACTAGTAGCATGATATATAATCAATCCCATCTCATTTCCAATGGATATCATATTATTAGAAAGCGCGAGAGTATAACCTAAGAACCCTTTTAAATTAGCCCCAAGTCCAAGAAATGCAGAGTTTAATCCCTCGCTAATAAATTTAAAAGCAAGTGCAGAATCATTAGCAACGATTATAGAGTCCGTAACATTAAAGAAAAATTCAGATATAGCCGTTGCTTTTCCATGTATTAATGCTGAAACACCTATTCCTATAGCAGAATAAAATTGTTCTACTGACTTGACAGCCGTTGCGGCTGTCTCTTCCATGATCTTGCTAGAGCTATCTTTTATTATAACTGCTTCACTTTTCATTTCTGTATTAACAGCTTTTAACGAATCTCTTATATTTGGAAAAGAAATTTCCTTTGACATTGCCTCCTGTACTTCAACAACCTTATTTTTTATGTTGTCGAAAACCTCAAGACCTATTTCCCTAATATTAATTTTTATATTCAGTGTGTTACTCATTTTTTTTATTCACTTAAAAATTTTTCTATAGCTTTTTTGTCTTTATTAAATAAGAGTGTTACCGCTGAAGCAACAGAAACAGTTTGCAACTTATACTTATAGTGAACCGCTTTTATTGCAATTTTAAACGATTCATAAGAGTATTCCATAACGTCAAAATGACCTTCCTGCTTAATTAAAAAAATAGATTCTAGCAAAGAATAATAACTCTCTTTTCTTTTACTTGAATCTCTTTCTAAATATTTGGAATACCATTCTTGTTGGCTTGGGTTTAATGGTATTCCGTTTTTATTGTACTCTTCTATAATTAAAAGCTTTTCTTCTATTAACCGTCGTTCCCTTTGATCTGTGGTTTCTCCACCAGCAATGACTTCTCTTTCACTACTTCCTCTATTGCCCCCAAATAAGCTTCTAATAGAACGTTTGAAGCTTTCTGTAATTTTTCCATCAAGCCTAAGAATTTTGTAATCGACAAAAAAACTGTGTTGAGCTCCTTAAATGCGTCAAAGACTACTTCCAAATCGCTTGGGTAAAAATCTTTTTTTGCTAACAATTCGAGTGTTGCATCTTTTAACTCTGAATCAAAATCAGAATCATAAATTTTAATACAACTAGGGATTAATTTTTCCTTTGCAAAATCGACCCCCTCTTTAAAACTAACATCTTTCTGCGACATTAGTCTTTTAGCCTCTAGTATAGTTGCAATAGACAATTCTTTAACGCAAATCTTTTTTCCTTCACCACAATCTATTTTTTTATATTTTGGTTTCATTTTTTTAATTTTTCCTTAGTCAGTTTTCTATTTTAAAACGATAACAATTTTTATTATTCTAAGTACCAATTTTCATTACGTGTAGATCATATAGACCATCAAAATTATCAGTGTCTCTAAGTTTCATTGTCATTCCTAGTTCTTGGAACTCTTCAGCAATTAAAGGTAATGCGTTTGCTGAGGACAAAGTAACATCTGCAATAAAAATCTGTCTTTTTGTGTTTACTCCGTTTGTTTTTATTGGGTCGCCGGTAAACATGAATTGCCCTTGGATAGTTTTTTGAGTACCACCCTTAATTGTTTCTATAACAGTAGCGGCCGGAGTGTAATCAAAATGTATTGTGTCATCTTCTGATATATCGGCTGCATTTTCCATTATATAAACCCAGCCGCCTTTAGCATCCAGTATATAGTTGGTTGCTTGGTCTAAATCAGTGTCCGTATCATCTGTTACTCTTACCGCTGAAAGATCAACTTTACCTAAAGAATCGGTAGCTGTAGCACCAACCTTCAACCACTTTCCTAATTTTGCGGTGTGCGGTTCATCAGTAACGGCGGTAATTGCTTGTGTTGATTCTGTCAAGTCATTAGCATGACAGAAAAGCCTTAAAACCTCGCTTGATATAGAGTCTACAGTAAAAGCCCCGTTAACTTTGTGAGATTTATTAACCGTTTGGTCAATAAACGAATCTTTATTTCTATAATTAGCGTGCTCTATTTCTTCATTTTCGGGCGTTATCTCAAGGTTTTTAGCGTTACCTATATCTAACCAAGCCGCTTTACCATCTTCTTTAAATCGTGCTATCCCTCGTGGGATATGTAAAATTTGCTCTGGTATATTTGACATTTTTTTTATATTCCTCTTCTAAAGTTTTGTTTAAAAGTAAAGTCAATTCCTGTTTCAGAAATCCAAAGCGGTTTTAATGTTTCGCTTTGAGTTCCAGAAAAATTCCTAACAATATCTGAGATTCCAGATTCTGCCATGATCTTATATTCTATAAACTCCCTAAATTTTTCAACATCAACAAAAGCCTGATATTTATATACTTTTACACCAGTTGCTAAAACTTCCTCTAAAACTTCCGATGATTCATCATAAGCAACAATAGAAATCAATGCTTGATAGCTTATGTTGCTTTGCTGTAATGTGTTTTCTGTTCTTGGTATTGATTTTATAACAACGCATGGGCATTTATTTTTACCTGGTAAATCTTCATGATCAAGACCCACTTGTAAAGAGAAAACTTTTCCAAATAATTCAGTAGATTTATACGCAATTTCAGAATCATTTTTTAGAAAATTTGTTAATTTTTCTATCACTTCACTAGAAGTTGCATTAATGAGAGTCATTTTATAATCTTTTCAAAATATCTTTTTTCATAAAAAGATAATGCAGTATTTTTTATTTTTCGATATGTTGGACTTACAAATGGTCTAGCCTCAACCTTTATGATTTTCGTTTCTTTACGTGGAACAATTATAACATTTCTATTAACTCTTCTAGCAAGACCCATCATTCCACGCATCTTATTGTTTACGGCGTAATTTCTGCCTTTCTGAACTCTTTCTATTATTTCTAAAAGTTGTTTTTCGCTTTTAGGCTTTGCACTTTTTGCCCTGCTTCCAGAGTAAAAAATAATAAGATTATTTTCATTTTTTAAACCATATCTCACAACGTCCTTTAAAAAAGAAAAAGGTTTTTCTCTATTACTCCTAGCCCAAGGATTTATACCCGATGAACTTTTTCTATTACCAGAAAAACCTTTAAATACGGGCGGCTGCTTCTGCTTAAATTTAAAAGTGGAAATTTCTTTTCTCATTTCCCCCCTAATAAAATAACCAGTGCTTTTTAATGAAGAAACTTTGGCCTTTTTAAGCAATTTTTCTTTTTCTTTTACTGTTATAATAAACTCATTAGAATCAGTTTCAAAGCTAATCATTTTAAGAGCCTCTATAATCCTTAGCTGCAACAACCTTGTAAGAGAAAACGTTTTTATCTGCAATGCTTCTAACGTTCCAAGTTTCGCCCAAATAGGTAAATTTATCTTTATACTCTGGCTGGGCTGAGAAATCTTTAGAAGGAAAAGAAAAAGCAGAATAAGTAATATTCACGTTCCTTTCCTCCTTAGATGTTAAAAGAGAATCCATTTTTGCAGTAGTATTAAAGCTACTCCCACCAAAGGGAGTATAAACAACAGGGTTTGCAAAAATGGTTTCATCAAAAAGCAAGCTTTGTAGCTCCTTGAAATCCTCTTTAAAAGTAGACATTTTTTATTTTTTGCCTTTATTATTCTTAACAATTTTATCAACGTTAACTTTTGTAATTTCTTGTTTTTCATTACCCCCTTTTACAGATACAACACCACGTTCCGCATATTTATAAGCATCTTCTGTTGTCATTTCTAAAGATTCACTAGGGAGATAATAAACGCCATTATATTTTATTGTATTTACTGCTCTTGCTTCCATTTTTCTAAAAATCTCCATTTTTCTTACAAAAAAGAAAAAAATATAAATAAAAATCAAAAATTAGCTATATGTTAATAGTTTACCAAATCCGTTTGCTTGGGTCATTCCTAATAATGGTGCTGACTGCATTAATAAAACATCCGCACTAGGGTCTTCAATTTCCCATGTCTTAAAAAATACATCCATTGGCGTTAATGCCTTCTTGTCTTGGATGCATCCATAATATGTTTTAGTTTCCGCTTTGGTAGAACCGAAAAACACGTCGTGTTCGTCCATCAAATCTTGATCTGAGCCAGCCTCATCAACGTATTTATCATAATAAGTAAAGCAATGATATCCTTCTACATATCCTTGATAGATAGCCCCATCCGGCATAATTACATGATCAAACTTTATAGGTTTAGCCGTTGTTTGAATAATTTTTAGTCTCTCTTTTATATCTGCATGACCAGAAAAATTATCCCAAGCAGAAGAACCAAAAATTGCAATAGACGGATTTAAACCAGAAGCGCGAGAAATTATTTTTCTAACGTTTCTCAAATCTTCTAATGGCTTAGATGTTGACTCGCTCCATCTATCGGCACCAGTCAATGTTATTTTGTTTGCAGCGGGCATTCCATAATCAATTGTAATATTAACCTTTTTTCCTGTTAAAGTCATCGAACCATTGCCTAGTAAAGCTTTAGCTTGTAATTCTTTAACTAAGGTTAAAAGGCTTGCTAACTCTAGCATGTCTTGTGCCAACATATCAGAAGCTTTTTTTAGTGGAGTTTTAGTAGAAAACTCAGAATCAATAAAACCTTCTTTGAGATACTCCCCAGCTTGAGTTAATCTCTTTTCCTTAATATAGGGAGTGTCAAAAGTTCTTTTTTCATATTTCCCTCTTTCACTTATTTCTGCTTCTTGGTCAGCTGCTACATATCTTGCAGCTTGTCTAGCCCTATAAAGCAATTTTACAATTACTTTCTCCGTATGGAAAAGGGCAATTCTATCCTCTGTGTTAGGGAAAAATAATTGCTGATATAATGGTTGAGGTATTACAAGTTGACTTTGTATATCTGCAACAAATGATGTTTCAAAAGGCATGTTTAAAAATCTCCAATTAGTTTTTTTTATTTTACATAGAATAATTAAAGCAAATAGTTATAAATTAGCTATTTGTGTAAAAAATTCCAAGCTTTCTAAAATCTTCTTTTGTGTTTGCGGCTGTCCATCCTGTGCCAAATGTTAACTTATTACTAGCAACATTGCCAGCAATTAATAAAGTTGCTTCTTTTTCTTCACTAACAGCGGTTGTAACATCTTCAGTCAAAACCCCTACTGGCTGGCTACTACCATCGGTTGCAGCTTTTACAGCCTTGATATACTTTCCAGCATCGGCATTAGTTAAAACAGTTACGGTAAACGTGTCCCCATCTGCACTAGCAGCTGCACCAGCGGAGATAGTAAAATTAACATGCTCGCTAGTAAAAGCAACACCAACAGAAGCAATACCGATTTTTTTATTATCAGGGTCTAAAACCTCAAACAGACCAATATTTACACCATCTGCCATTAGGAAGTTTACGTTATAAACCCCCACCTTTGCTTTAGTTCCTACCGTTATACTACCGATTGTTGCATCGCCAATGTTACCACCGTCAGCTGCTCCAACTGGCGCGGCGATTGAGTTATTTATTTTTCCTAAAACAGTACCGGCAACTAATGTTTGGCTTTCTGGTACTGTTACCGGCTCAACTGCTTTAATGTCTGACATAAAGCTATTATAGGTTCTTGTTTCTAAAGTCATTTTTTTCATTACCTCATTAAATGTAGTTTTATTTTAAAACGATTTAAATTTTTTTTTGATTAAAAAACTTCTGCAAGAGTAGTAAATTTTTTAGTAAATTTACTACTCAATACAACTTTTTCTTTGTCATCATCGCTTGTTTCTTTAGGCTTAGCAGTTGCAATTTGCTTGTTAGTGTCTTTTTTGAATTTTTTATTTTTATTTTTAAGGCTTGATTCTGCTTTTTTTGCATTTTCAATTATTTTTTCTGCAAATTTCAACTTTGCTTCTGAAGCTGTAATTGACGTATTTTTACAAAATTCATCTGCTAGGGCTTCCATTCCCTTTGGGCAACTACTTCTGATCGCTGTTTGTCTGTCAGATTCTTCTTTTACGCCCTTATCTTTAGCTTCTTTGTAAACTGATTTTTCGGTTTTAGCTTTACCTTTTGCCATTAAAGCGGCATACATTTCGGGTTGATCTTCTTTGAAAGCTAAAATTTTCTCGTTAGTGATTTCCATATAATAACCTTTCTTTTTTTGGACTTTTTTTAAATCTCTAATATTAATATTACCATCTGTTAGCCCGTTTATCAAAGATTCATTTGATAAAAAAATAGCAGCCTCTAAATTTTTTATTTTCTCTTGATCAATTTTTCTTGATTCTGAAACAAATTTTGTAAAAATTTCTCCTACCGAATCAACTTGTTTTTGCAACTCTAAAAGTTCTTTTCCTTTAAGGTGCTTAAATTTACTTCCAGTTGATTTTAATTCCCCATGTTGGATATGAGAAACAATAACACCTTCTTTTTTTAAAGAATCTTCATATGAAAAATGAATAAAAATAACACCTATCGAACCTACTTGGTTTGTTTCTTCTGTAGTGTAAATTTTATCACAAGCAGACGCAACCCAATAGGCCGCGCTTGCGCACATTGCAGTAACAACAGCGCATATTTTTTTCTTTTTATTGTTAGCCTTAATAAAATTAGCAAGATTGCTAATTCCGTCAACCTCACCACCATGGGAGTCAATAACTAGATAAATTTTCTCAATGGACTTATTATCAATACATGCCTGTATTGCATCAGTTATTGTTACAGTGGATATTTCATTAAAAAAAGCACTCCACCAGCTTTCCTTGTGAACAATTAAGCCCTCTATTGATATAAAAGCATTACTTCCTACAACTTGAGTTATCCTCTCAAAATTTTTGGCCTTGTAATCATCATCAAAAAGCCAGCTTAACGACTGTTTTCTTGTGAGTGGTTTATCTTGAATAAATGAAAGAAATTTGACATTAGTCTTGAGACTAGAAACAAACCCCCGACTAACAAGCATTGGTTTATTAAACATTCTGTTGCACCTCTTTACAATAAAATTTTTCTTCCTCTTTAATTTCTGCTTTCATTAAATCAGGGTCTAGCCCTGCTTCCCGTTGTTCATGTCCAATAGACGTTATTTTTCTTAATATTCTCTCACCAGCCGCTTTTGCTGATTTTAGTCCGTCAATATCTTTTCTTCTAAGAGAGCTATATTCAACTCCTAGAACGGCTGACCTATAGGTTAAATTATCAAAATATAATTCTTTGTCAATCTCTGGATATAAACCACCCTCTAAATCTATTTCAAATAATGCTTGATAGAATGGAAAAATAAATCCATTACCAAACTTATTTCTTTTTAGGTCAAATGACCTATCAGAAAGAGTTACCGCGCCTCTTGACGCTGAATAAGAAGCAGAAAAAAACATTAATAAAACTTCAAATGGAACTTCTATTGAGGCTGCTATTTCTTGCCACTCTGCCATTAAATATGGCTTATATTGCGCATTAGGTCTGCTAGGCTGAAGCATTTTAACCTCTTCATTGCCCTTTATTTCTACAAAAGTAGCCTCTTTAATTTTAGTGGAATTTTTTTCCATAACTCCACTTTTCTTTAATTTTTTAGATTCTTCATCGTCAAAAAAATCTTCGTCCTCTTCCAGTTCTTCGTCTGTTTTTATCGTAAATGTTAAATTTCCCTGTTGCACGGCCGCCGTTCTTTCTGCTTTTTTATACTTTTCTAAATTTACTATAGAAGCTAAACAGGCCGCTAAAGGAGAAATACCCCTTATTTGTTCAATTATTTTTCTTTCCAAGAAATGAAAAATAACCCTCTCCTTGCTTTCTTCTCCATAAATACCGAAACGTTGCGTTTCAGATAAAAAAGAATTGGGGTTATCATCTAAACAGATATGGTAATGAGTTGCTTTATTATTTTGATCAAATTCTATTCCATTTATAACTTTTTTTTCTTTAGAATTAATGTTTAATTTTTCATTTGTTGATGTAGGGTTTTTTACCCTATCAGGCGAAACAAGATAAAGTTTTGGAATATCTCCATATTTTGTATTTTCCACGGTTATTCTAAAGAAAAATTCACCAAAAATATGATAAGTGGTATAAGCTGTTATTGTTTGTTGAAAAAATGAATCCTCGCCCATTAAATCAGATTCATTACTTAAACACCATGAGGAAAAGTTTTTAGTTATTCTTTCCCCAAGCTTGCGCGCCTCATCTCTGGTTAACCCTAGCGTTTCATGGTCTGGAACAGACTTAACCTTTATTCCTTCACCCACAACATTTGAAACTATACCATCAATAATAATCTTTGCTGTAGTGCCAGACCAATATAATTTCTGAATCCTAGCCGATGTTATATTTAATACTGACCTATTCATATATGTTTTTGGTTTATCTAATGGTGGATTAAACCTTCTTAGCGTAGATTCTTGAAATGATGAGCTATCCACTATTTCGTTATCTGTTATTGCTTTTATTTTCTGCCTTTGCACCTCTCTTGTAAAAGCTGTCTTAGGGCTAATAATAGAAATAACCTTTTCTAAAAAATTTATTTTCATTAACTAATACCCCTTCTTGCTCTTACCCTGCCAGCAAGAATTTTATCAATTTGGGAAATTCTTTTTAGATAAAATGAAGGTTCGTTTAGTTGTATTTCATCACCACCAGAGCCTTTAACAACCTTAGCCTTAAGAGATATATGATAATACTTCAGCAATAAGTCTCTTTCTGTTTTTAACTCTTCTTTCCTAGAAACTGATACCATGATTAAACCTCTTCTATTTTTCTTTCATTGTTCGATGTTTTTTGTTTATGTAGACGCAAGTAATAATAGCCAATAGCAAAACAAATAACTTCGCAGTCTAAAAGGTGGTTTTCATCTCTTATTTTAACAAAGTTAACGCCGTCGTCGTCGTCGAAAGGTGCTTCGGCTGTCAACTGCCTAATATAATAGTCGTCTATATCACTAGGTAAAAGAAAACTTCCGCATTCGTCTATGTCTTTTTCTATCCTAGAAAATATAGTTTCTTTAATAATTCTATCAGAAACTAACATTATATTGCAATTAATTTTTCTTTGCTTACCCCTTATCTTTAATTCTTGATTGCTAAACTTGTATGCGCTACCGCTTTTCCCTACTCCTTTAGTGGGAATAGACTTATGGTTTTTATTTTCGCAAAAAATATATACCTCATCACACCTATAGCCGGAGTCAATGCCCGATTTCCTTATGAACTGCCTTTTCTCTCCATAAGTGGACTTTATCACCGTCTGGTAAAACTCTTTCCAAGTCTCATCATGAAGAGTATCACCAGAGACAAATCCATAATCTATAAGGTAGGAGGTTCCTTTTTTATCTTTTGCAAATCCTCTGCAAACCCAGAAAATCCCCCTCTTTTGAATATCTGCACCAACAACTAAAGAAAGCTTTTCTGGAACCTCACCACGTTTATAATTAGCGCAACACTTTTCTTTTACATCTTCTGTTTTAATTTCCTTTGTTTTAATTTTCCAAGTCTGGCCAAATACAGTATTTATAACAGATTGCACCGAGTGTTGCCTGTTTTGGTCATCCTCCATCGCTGTATTATACCTTCTAACCATCTTTCCCAAGGTTTGAAAAGGAGAGAATAAACCATTTACGCGAAAGCTACCTATCTTGTTTCCTTCTACGTGCCTAAATATTCTATCGTTTGGAATGTCTGTTATTCTTGGCTTATTCTCTAAATCTTCCTCACACAAATAAAGGCTTGATTTCTGTAATAAAATCAATCTCTCTTTATTTTTTATTTGCTTTTCGCAATTAGGGCATAAAATAAAACTATCATCAAAATTATTAGTTTTATTGCCAAACTCCAAAAGATCAAACTTAGGTTCAAATGGAAGCCTACAAGATGAGCAAACAAAGCAATATATATATCGGGTTCCCTTTTTCCAGTTTTTTTGAATTTTAGAAACTCCCTCTATTAGAGGTGAAGAAATCATAATAATTTTAGAATCAATGAAAGTTACCATTCTACTTTTAAGTAGCTCTAATGGGTCTCCCTCTCCTTTTATGTTTTTATGTCTGTCCAACTCATCTACTACAACATAGCAAACGGGGTGCATGCATACCTCATTAGCTGAGGATGTCCAAATAAATCTAACCACCGTTCCATTGTAAAACTTCTCATAAATGGTTCCGTTTTTATGAGTGTCCAATAGATGGGGAAAACTATTTTTAGCCATGTTATCAAATCTATCTTTACTCATTGACTCGGCAAGTTTTTTATTTGGAAATGCAAAAGTAATGGGGTTTGGTATCTCGGAAATTAGATGACCACCAATATTTAATGTAAGCTCTGTTTTTCCACCTTGTGACATTAACCAGCCTACAATCTCTTCAAAATTGGGATTGATGGTAGCCCTTGCTATGGGTTCTATATATGGAGTTTTAGAAGAATCAAATTTTTCATTACCCGCCATTATTCTTTTTTCTTTTGCCCATTCGCAACAATTTCTAATAGGTGGTATTTCTAAAAAACTTGATGTATCAATAAGTAAATCAGAAGCCGTTTTATACATTATCAAGCCTTGCTATTTTTTCTAGCTCATTTTTGGCATTAGAGAAAATCTCTCTAACTTTATCGTCAAGTATCCTTTTAATGACCGCTGGGTTTTCTTCCACCACTAGTTCCGAACTTACAGAGGTTGACAGCGACAGCATACTTTTTTTTAATGTTCCTATTATTTCCCTTACCGCTGATTGAGTCTGTTGATAATTGATTAATTCTTTTTTAATTTGCTTAGATGAAATTTCCTCTTTATCGGCACGCGCTTTATTAAGCCTTATTTCAGATTCTATTTTTAGCATTTGTAAATCTGTTTTTTTGTCGGGTTTGTCGGGTTTGTCGGGTTTCCGTTTTGCCTGTTGTTTTAGGTGGGAGATATACCAAATAATACTTGGACGAACTAAATATAAATTCGATTCATCTCTTGGCATTCCCTTACTTGCAAAAAATCTCATATTGCGCGGGCTCTCTCCTAATAGCTCGGCTAAATCAGAAGCAATACATTTTTTAGAGATTCTGAATTTACCAGCCATCGTTAACCCTTAAATACTCACCAATATATAAATTTAAATTTTTTTTATTTTTGGTGGTTGTAACTATTTGCTTAAATTTTTCTAACTGCTTTGTTTCTACTAACAATCTATTGCCATAGCGACTACCGCAAAAATAAGACCATGAAATATATTGTTTAATTTTATTCTTAATACCAAGATCAATAAAAAGTTGTTCGACCTCATTAATTGACATGCTTGTTTTTTTCATAATATGAACCTTAAAAAAAATATGACTCAATATAAAAAATGAGTCATATAAATTGAAAACTGACTAGGAAAAATCAAAACCGACATGACATAAAGTGTTTTTATATAAAATCTTAGGGACTCGCACGACCCGCGCAAATTCCACC